AATCCAACGAGTCCCGACAGGTTCGGCTTTGATGCCGGCTTCAGCCGCTAGACGCTCTTGTTCTTTGGCACGTTCACGGACTGTTGGTCCGTGGAAATCTTCTTGACCATATGTAAATCCAAGATTGATTGTACGAATATGGCATTTGAAACAATATGAGCCACGGCGAGGCAGTTCATCAGCCTCAAACTCGGTTAAACACTCTAGACAGCGAAAGTTCTTCATAGATATAAGGTTGATTCGTTACTCTCTTGTATTAAAAGCACCGATTGGTGTCTTCTTTGGTTTTTTTTCCTTGATAATGAATTGTTCCCACCACCCCAAGGTATTCCTTGGAGGTGCTGGGTCGAAACGGTATTCAGGAAGCCAAACATACTTTAGCATCTGATTTGTGATTGCCAACGACATCACCCTGTCGTCGTGTGGACTGCCGTGCATCTTGCCGTTTGACTCACGCACAAATGTGCGCAACTCAGCCATAGTCAGAGCATCGTAAATGGAAATACCCTCATCACGGATTGCTGCATTCAACTCGTCAATTGCCAATGGCTTGGATACCGAAGTTGTTCTCCAACCCATTGTTTCACTAGCCACAGGATTCCTGGCGTTCATTTTGCGTTGCCTGTAGGTGTTGCGATAACCAATCCTTTGCAGACCCTTGATGGTGGTTAGACCGTGGTTGTTGGACTCCACGCCAATCAAGGCGTGGTTGTAGTAATAACCCAAAGCAGACAGAATCTCTTCGCCAAACAAGTCGGGGTCAACGTGTCCATGCCAATGGGCAACCATCATTCCTGTGTCCGCAGAAATCACATGGGCTGAACTGTAGTCACCATGACCAAGACCTTCTGCAACGTCAGCACCAATGACATAGTTCTCGTGCAGGTTTGGGAAATCCCAAACTGCTAAAGCACCACCATCTTGAATAAAATTGTAAACATTCTTTCCGTAGCCTTTCTTCAGGTATCCACGGTCTGGGTCAATCGGTTCAATCGCACGGATTGCCTCTAGGTCGAACACAGGACGACCAGAACGGATAAAGGCTTCTTCTGGGTCTGACGGGTACTCTTGTGCCAACTGCCAATCGGGAAGGTCACGTTTCTTGGCTTCATACCAGTCATCATCACGGTCTCCAGCAGACCAAGGAAAGAATACGCCTTGGAATCGGTTTGTTTTGTTCTGTGAACCAACCCACAAAGTGTGGAAGATATTGCCCTCACCGTTGGCTGTGCTCAAACAGATAACACGACCGCCTACGTCGGCAATTGGTTCAATAGATGCCCATGCTTCATCAGGGTTAGGCAAGAACGCCATTTCGTCGATGACTACACGGTATACCGCTTCACCACGAGCAGGGTCGTTGCCTGATGGCAAAGACTCCAAAGAGGAGTCGTTTGCAAACACCATCTTCAGTTGGTTGTCAGACAGCAGGTCTGGACCACGGACCCTCATCCAAGGTGGCAACATCTTGTAGCCATACTTGGTCTTTTGCAGCAATTTGGATGCTTCACGCTCCGTGCGTGAGAGCATTACCGTAAAGCGGTCAGGCCAAAAGAATGTCTCCCAGAATGTGAACGCAGAAGCAAGAGTCGAGAATCCAATCTGACGGGCTTTGAGCACAATGCTATATCGTGCGTCAATCCACACACGCACAGTTTCCTCTTGCGCTTCACGCAAGGAAAACTTGATACGCCCACGCTCAGGATGTCGAATAGTCCAATAGGTAGAACAGAAATGCGAAAAAGCAGCCACCAATTCCTCGGTGGTTGCCTCTTCACTACCTTTGCACTTTCGCCATTCCTTCTCGTTGAGAAGGTCAGCAAGTTCCATTTATCGTTCTTTTTGTTTTGTCTTACGTGCTCGGTTTTGTGAACCTTTTTGATTTTTCCCAAATCCGTATGTCCCATACTTGAATTCAACACCAGTAGACATATCACCATTTTCTACCCTGATTGTCGACCTTGCAGGAACTCTGTATCCAGGTTCATTTTTTGCTTTAGCGTAAGCAGCACTTTCTTTTTTTGAAAGAACAGTCTTTTTGGGTGGATTGGGTTTTTTGCCCATTGGTTTTTTGGCAGCCATTATTTTGACAACTTTGCTGCAGCCTTCTTGGCTGCAATCTTCTTGGGGGTTGCACCGAACGCTGCATCAATTTCATCCTTGGTCAATACACCGTCGATGCTTGCCTTGGCAAGACCTTCAGCAACCTTGAAAATTGAGACTGCACCAGCAATCAACGCTGACTTCCAGACTTCCAAGTCGGGGGCAATAACAGCAGCACCAGTGACAACGCCGAGGGCGTTAGTCAGAAACAGCGCAACAATACGGCCAGCAATATCTTTTGCCTTATTCATCATTCTCCTTGAAGTAAACACCGAGTAGGTGTATGAGTATTGCGATAAAGGTAATCCCCCAACCCAATGTCTTAGTTTGACCAGACAACGTAATAAGCACCATTCCAGTGCCGGCTAGTGTCCAAGTCAATGCATGGATTTCGGAAAGAATCTTCTTCACACCATTAGGTGCATTCGTTACGGTCTGCGGGTACCTGCAGCGGCAATGGCTGCGCCAGCAGCAACAGCAATAAGGGTTCTACGGGTGCTTACGGGGATGTTGCTACCAAGTGGAACGTAGTTGTCAAAGCCAGGGCTAAAGATGTTGATTTCCTCCTCAAAGGCTTCACGAACCTCGGCTGGTGCATCCTGCACAGCCTCTACGATGGCTTGTGCCTCCTCTGTTGACAGATTGTCCACCTCAATGGCTTCGAACACAGCAGTAGCCTCTTCGGACGAAAGAGATGCCACAACCTCTGCGCTTTGGGCTACAGCCACAGCCAGTTCTTCGCTAACTTCCATACCTTCCTCAATTGACTCAATTGCGGTTAACAACTCCTCATCGTTGAGTTCCTCAACTGGGATTTCCTCTGTTACCTCATCAGGTAACACCTCTGTGGGAGTAGTATCATCTGGTAGCACAGGGGTAGTATCATCCACCAGTTCATCGACAAACGGTAGGGTATCTTCTGTCTCAATAGTAAGGTCTGTGTCTGGAGGTTCCAATGGGATTGTTTCTTCAACTAGTTCTTCAGGCTCTTGGATGGGTTCCGTATCTTCTGTGGTTGGCTCTTCTATGGGTTCAGGCTCAACCACTGCAGGTGGTTGCGCTACTGGTGGGGATACGTATTCTGTGGTGGTTGTGGTTTCAACGGACGTCGAGGTTTGGACCGTCAACGAAGTTGTAGTAACCAGTTCGCTCGACGTAGTTGATTCTGGAACTATCGTCGTAGTAACTGGGTCCGTGACAGGAACAGTATCTATCTGGACAGTAGTAGTACTGGTCGTTGTCTGTGGTGTGGATGTTGTTGTAAATGCCCATTCTGGTACTATCTCCCAATCGTTGTTGTCAATCTTCCATGCAAGCATTACGCAGGAACCCCCGCCGTTTTCGTACATCCACAACTCTAAAGGCTGACTGGCTGACTCTAGTTGTAGTTGTCCTGACATCATCCAAGAGCAACCCTGGTCTTGCCAGTAACCCCAAGTGTTGTTGCCGATAGTGATTTCTCCACCGTCATCTGAGGCGAGCATGAACTCGATAGTGTCGTGTTCAGGTATTTCGATGTAGCCCTGCATGTGAACCATGAACAGGTCAACTGTGCACTCTTCATACGGTTCACCGTCATACGAACGGTTGATGTTGTTCTCTAACTCGCTACCACATTCCTCATATTCGGTAGTGGATTGAACTGGCGGTATCTCGTCAATCGTGTAATAAGTCGTGTTCAAACCTTGTATTGGTTCAGCATGAGTGACACTGCTAAACAACGCAAGTATTGCTACTGGCGCAAATATCAGCCAGCGTGAACCACGCACTTATTCCTCAATAGGAAGTTCAGGTGTTGGTGGGGCAGTGAAGTCTTGTGTAGCAGGGTCGTAGATAAAACCCATTCCAGCGTAAGTCTTGCCTTCAACACCAATAAAAGTCTCTACCCATGTACCTGTGTAACGGTCAGGGTTCGCTTCCAAGAAGTCTTGCTGAACAACAGAAACATGAGTGACCACATTGTTTGCGTCAATCTGTGCAAAATATTGTGCGCTCATACACGGAACCTCACATAAAGAATACCGCTACCACCAGCAGGAGGCGAAGTATGTCCACCTGCACCACCGCCTGAATTGGCTGTGCCTGCTGTGCCCGAATTACCAGCAGAACCACCACCGCTACCGCCAGCACC